GAACTTAAAGTGATTGTTGTTCCCGATATGGAATAGGTGTCGTCTTTTTGGAAAACACCCTCTATGAAAACAAGAATATTTTGATCTGCTTTGGGTTCGAATGTCAACGGTCCATATGATAATGTAGATCCATCCATTGTAAAAGCATCTCGTGTGATGGTAGACGCTCCGCCCGATCCTCCTTGCAGTTGAACAAATGTCACACCGTTGTAAAATTCTAACATATTCAAAGTGGTGTTGTAACGAATCATTCCTTCTTCTGGATTTACTGGTTGTTCGGCCGTTGTTCCTGTTGGAATTTGAATAGATTGTGCCGCTCCGTCGAGTTCAGGATATTTAATATGTCTACCCATGAGATTATAAACCTATTGTTGAGATTGTTGCGTTGAATTGTGCCGCGGAATCTGGTGCTTCAATATAAATTCTGTCTCCGGATTCTAAAATTAATTTTTCAGTATCTATGATATAGGTATCCTCGGCATGAATAGTGAGGTTGTTATATAATTTATAATTTTCTGAAACTGACTGGCCCGATGGAACCACGTATATGTTTACTGTTCCTTGAGAAGATGTTTTGTTAGTGATATAAATTACTGTCACAGCAGTGTCGGCCGCGGCCGTGAAAGCGGCACTTGAAGTGTCTTCTGTAACTTGAAAATTTGTAATCGCCATATTTTATCCTAACGCAATGGCCAAAGCCGTTGCTTTCTTTTTACTTATCAATTCTCCTTCTGTTCCAGAACTGATGTTTGAGTTAATAAAGTATAATCCTGTGCCTCCACCTGCCGCTGTCTTGTTGTACAGTTTGGTGATCGTGGTTGCTGTTGGAGTGGATGCCGCATTTGAAAACGTTAGTACATCGTTGATTACAATTTCTCCTGTTCCATTGGCAATCAAAGTCAAGTTACCATTGGATGAATCCGATGTGATAGATGTGATATTTGTTAGATCGTTGTGTAAAGTCACGTTCACTGTGTCTTCTTCAGTGGCCGCTGTTGATATGTTGGCATCACCTGCTATCAATACACTATTTCCCGATAATACACTTACCACAGAAGAATCGTCACCCCTAAATCCTATTGAAAATCCTCCACCGACTAACTGACTGTCCACATAATTTCTTGTTGCCGCATCCGAACTATTCAATGGTTCTGCAACTCTGATGTTTGCTAATCCTGTGTCTGTGATCGATGTTCCTGTGCCATCAGAGGTAGTTGTCACTGCTTTGAACACACCATCACCTTCATTCCAATAGAATGCCGCATTATTATCAACGCCTCTCTCGATCAATATACCCGAATCGACGTCTGTTGTGTTGGTATTATTCTTGGCCAATCTAATGATAGGATCTTCTATGTTTAATGTGGTTGTGTCTAGAGTGGTACTTGTTCCTTCGACTGTGAGGTCACCTGTGATTGTAACATATCTAGAATCTAAACTTATTGTGTGTGTGCCGGATCCTGCATTATATCCTGCACCTGCCTTGATTGTGTAATTCTCTGATGTTTTTAAAGTCTTTGCCATTTGCTATTATTTATATGAAATTTGGGGGAGCGTGTAACTCCCCCAAACAAGCACGTGTTCTAAGTTATTACTCAGATACGATATCGATGTTACCTTTACCAGCCGCGATAGAACCTTGAATGTCAGTTCCTAACGAGTAAGGTACAGATCCTGTAGCACCTGCAGAAGTCACATAGTGAACAGTGTTGTTGTAGAATTTTTCTACGTAAGCAACTGTTGAGTCATCTAATGTGATCTGAACACAGAATTCACCGTATCCTGTAGCATTGTCGTTGGCCAATGTACCTGGAGCAACTGCTTTCAAAAGCATGATTGCTTCTGAAGAGTCTTCCATGTGGATCTTGAATTTTTTAGATCCTCTTTGGTTCACTATGTATGCTGTTGTGGAGTCAACTTTTGCTCCACCAAAAGTTCTGTAGGCCGTCACGGCGATTTTAGCAGATGTGTCTCCACCAAAACTTGCTACAAACTTGTCTTTTCTTATAGGTCTTCCCATTTTTTTTCTCCTTATAGGAGTCCAATGCCAGTTCTCCTGGCTACGCGGTTGTCATCCGCATAAGTCTTCTACTTGAGTAAAAGCACGTTTGAACTAACTGTATTTATGGAATTTATAAATTTAAAAATATGCTTATAAAAAAGGGCGATGTCTCCACCGCCCTTGTTTTTTGATTATTGTGTAACTTCCGGTGTTGGTTGTCCAGACCAAACCGACCATGCGATGACAACAATGATCGCTATTGCTATCCATGTTTTTTTGTCTTTTAACAGTTCTTTCATTTTTCCACTCCTGTATTTGTTGTGTGGTGTAGTTGTATAGTCACACCACACAATGAGGTTTCGTATTACTAGATTGTTATATGATTTCTATAGTTTACTTTCTATTATAGATGTGATATAAAATCCAAACTGCCACTAATCCAATCAATCCTTGATCAGAGAAGCCTTGCAGTACGCCCTGGACGTTTCCTATTACAGAAACATTCGGCCAGAACGGAATACCTTGACCGTTGAAAAGGATTTCTAAAACAATTCCCAACGCGATCAAACTCACTCCCACGTCGGCAATTCCTTTTGCCCAATCCTTTATAGTCTTTAGATAATCCATGTTGGACCTCCTTTGATTATAGATTCACCTAGGTGAACCTTGCAATTATTTAGAACACAAAATTATGAATAAAACTACCAGATTTGGTTTTGCGTTTGTATGGAGTGTATTTTTTTTCCGTTAAACACACAGAAAATGAAAATTAAGTCATAAAAAAAGGGCGACCGAAGCCGCCCTTTTCAAAATAGATAATCTTAAAGATTATGCAAATTTTAAGTTGCCTGAAGTAACAGCAATTTTACCTAGGTAGTCAGCCGCATTACCAAGAGATGATGCAGTGTTGTTTAATTCAACATAGCCATATCTTGTTAAGAAACCTACTACTGGTTCAAAAGTTGCTGGATCAAGTACAACGCCTGATGACATTAATGGAATGTATGGACAGTAGAACGCCGCCGCATCTGCCTCAGATGCACCTTTGTAACCTACTAATACATCAGCACTGTCGCCAGCGTATGCATTTGCATATACTCTCATCGCACCGTTTAAAGTTCCAACGAATTTAGTGTTTGTTGGTGCTTCGAACGTACCTTCAGTTGATCTTGCGAACGCTGAAGTTGTTGCAGATTGAAGAACAGTTAACGCAGTTGGTGATACCACCGCCCAGTTACCTGCACCTCTTCTTGTTCTTTGTGCAATGATGTTTGCTACTCTGTTGATTTGAACAGCCAAAGCCGCGTGTTCATCACCAACGAAAGTTGCAGTTCCAGAAACAGCCGCTTGGTCATAAGTTGCTAAAGCAGTACCTGCCAAAGTGTTTAATGATCCAATGATTTCTTGGTCGATCTCAGCAGTGATCTCTTGAGCTAACGCCGCCATGATTTCTGCTTCTACATCGATACCTTGCTGTGCCTGAGCGTCTTGAGCCGCTTCAAAAGTCCATCTTGCAGATAGTTTTCTTGATTTAGCCTCAACCGCTTGTTTTAAGATTTGGATAGATAATCTTTTACCAGCAGATCCTTCTAACGCCGCTGTTGAAGCCGCTTTAGTTGAACTGTTGTCTCCAGAATATGCTTCCGCAATCTTGAATGGAGATAATGCCTCTTCACCTGGAGTAGTTGTAGTTGTTCCAGAAGAACTGTCAGCATATCTGATTCTTAGTGTGTGGATCTGTCCAACCGGACCGGTCATCGGCTGTACACCAACGATTTCGTTAGCGATAACAGTCGGCATAACCCGTCTGATTACTGGAAGGATCACTCTGTTTAGAGTAGCAACGTTACCAGCCGATGTAGCACCTGCTGTTGCAGACTCAGACAAATATCTTTTTGTGTTTTCTAACACGATGTCCATAGTCTTTTTCTTGTTGCCTTCTAAACCTTCAGTTAGAGCTGATTTAGTTTCGCTCCATTTTGATTCAAATAATTCACTCATTTGTCTCGTTCCTTTTTAGTTTAGTTGTTAATTTTCGACAGACCCGCTAATACACGAATACTGCCTAGTTCTGCATCTTCTCGCTCTGATCTTGGAGCACCTGCTTTATCGCCAGAAGCCTCAGAAAGCATTTTCTTTGCTTTTGACACAGGAGCGTCTTCCATCACTGCTTGAAGATACTTGTCATAAGCGGCCTTTAATTTGCCAGTCTCAGTTGATTCCAATAACTGACTCATTACTTCCGCTTTGTCTTTGCTCAAAGGTTTGAGCAACTCAGCCATCGTTGCCTTACGTTCCATCAAATCCTTAACTTGAGAAATTTCTCTCTCTTTGGATTCAATCACCGTTTTTGCCTCTTCGATGGATTTCTCAGCATCTTTTAGTTTCAAAGTAGTTTCATCTACAACTTTTAACAGTTTTGATGTTTCAGACTTCTCATTTAAGTAAGATGCCTGATACTCTGAAGCAAATGCTTCGAAAATTTGTTTACCAAAGTTAACCTGTCTTGCAGATGAGATGTCTTCTTTAAGTTGGCTAATTTCTTCACCTAACTTTTTAGTTACAGCATCTTCTACAACCTTAGCAGATTTCTTAATGAAAGATTCTTTTAACTTGGCTAGTTGAGCCTTTGCTTCTTTCACTAATTTCACTTTAGTTTCAACTACAGATTTCTTGTCTTCTGCAAATTCTTTGATCTCCTTAGCAAGTGCGTTTACAACGAACTCCTCTAATTTTGCAAAGTTTTCGCCAACAGATTTTCTGTCGTCGTGTAGTTCTTTAACTTCATTAGTAAGTTTGCTTAATACAAACTCTTCTAATTTTTTAGAATGAGCACCTACTGATTCTTTGTAAGTGATCTTTTCTTGAGCTAGTGCTTTTCTGTCTTCGACAAATTTGCTGATCTCTTCAGACAACTTTTCAGTCATCATCGTATCAATAGCCTCGACCATGTTATTTTTGTCGTGCTCGTATCTTTTAGCAAATTCTTCTCTCAGTTCAGCGGTTACTAGTTCTCTGTTTTCTTTTATTTTTGAATCCCACGCTTCTTCGATAGATTTTTTTGTATCTTCTCCAATAACGCCTGATTCAACTAGTTTTGATATTGCGTCGAACATTATTTTAGTCCTCTTATTATGTTGGTTAATGCCTCTGTAAGGGCTTTTTGTGCTTTTTTGTCGTTTCTAACTTCAGCCGCCAAACCCATTGCCATGTTTCCACCTTTTGTGTTCATAAGGTGTTCGTATATGGCAGTTGGATAAGCACCTGGTGCCGAAGGTTGAGCCACAACATCCACAGTGATGATCTCAAAGTCTGAAACTTCTCCACCGCCGTACTCAGAAATGTTACCACTTCCTCTCGACGATACTCCTAATTTCACACCCGATTCTAACATTGTTCGGACAAGTTGGCCCATTGGTGTTGGTAAAATTTTCATTTTACCGTATCCATTTGGTCCGTCCATCCACATCTCAGTAATCATGTGAGACACACGGTCCAAATTAATTTTTAAATCATCTGGATGATCCACTTCACCTAATACAGAGTATCCAGACGTGATTTGATCATTGAGTGTTTTCACTGCTTTTTGTATTTCATTCACAGGATAAACTCTTTGATTGGCATTTTTAATACCGCCTTGTATGCAGATTCCTTTCATGAAAAGGTCTTTTCCGTCCTTACCTTCATGAAGTACCTGAACTCTGGCTTGATCAAACGTTAGATTTTCTCTAAGGTATAATGATGACATCAGATCTTCTCCAAATTAATCAACAATTACTTAGAAGCAACTGGTGATTTCTTGTTATCAGCCTTGTCAGCAGTTTCCGCCTTAGGTGCCGCTTTCATTGCCGCTTTTTCTTTACCTGGCGTGTTTGCAACATCACCGATGATTTTTTCTGCAGTCGGAGCCGCTCTGCCTTTTTCTTCAGCAGAACCCTGTGCTATATTTTTAGCACCGTGTCCCATTTTTGTTCCTGCATCATTTACTGGTGATTTTTTGCCATCTGCTTTGTCAGTGTTATCAGCAGATTTTGGAATTTTGTATTCTTTTACAGTTTCCTTGTCCGCTTCTTTTGATTCAAAAGGAGTTTTTTCAGCCTCTACTGGAGCGTCTATTGACTCTTCTTCAGTTTCTTCTGACTCTTCACCTTTATCGCCTGACATCATTTTTTCAAATTCTGCTTTTAATTCGTCTAAAGCATCTTCTAAGTCTGCAACTCTTTCTTCAGTGTCACCTTCTGCTTCAGCGTCATCGCCTGGCATTTCTTCATCACCTGGCATTTCTTCTTCGGCTTCCGGAGCAGATACATCTTTGATTAACTCGTCAGTTGCATCTCCGCCTACTTCTTCGATTGACTCATCTTCAGTTTCTTCAGATTCGTCAGCAAGTTCAACTTCTTCGCCTTCTTCTACTGCTTCTTCTTCTTTAGACTCTTCGGTTGCTTCTTCTACTGCTTCTTCTTTAGATTCTTCAGTTGCTTCTTCTACTGCTTCTTCTTTAGACTCTTCTTTGTTTTCTTCTACTGTTTCTTCTTCAGTAGTTTCTGCTAATCCTTCGTAGATATCTCTAGATTTTTCTACAACGATTTCATGAAATAACGCTTCCGCTTTTTCATTTTCTTCGTTAATCAGCAATTCTAATAATTGTTCAAATTTATTTGACATTACACGTGCTCCTTTAAATGTATACGTTCGTTTAACTTATAAGTGTTGTATTTACATAAAAGAACCTAAAACGGCTATAGAATAGGCTCAAAAAGGCCCATATTTGTCTCAAAATAAGACTTTTTTGTGATTTTTATAATTTTATCTGCAGATCATACATTTTCAGGAAGTCCAACACATCAACTGTACTGAAATTGGGATTGAATTCTAAGTCGTTTGGACGAAACCAGTTTGCCGGCACCACACGGTTGAACTTGATGTCTGGATAATCTATGAAAATTTTTTTAGTTTGATTCATCCAGTTGCCATAAAATGTTGCTTCGTCCTTGCTTTGTTTGTAATTACGGGTGTCTTTGAAAACATTGTTGAACTTAAAACTGGTTTTTCTTTGATCCCTCGAGTGACCTTGATAGTCAAACCCTAATATGTATATTTGTTTGTGTCCATGATCGCAGGCTAATTTCAATGCTGTGGGGCCGGATGACCATCCTAGGCTGGGTTTGAACCATTGTACATGATTAATTGCTGTTGGAACCTTGTCATACTGATGATTGTAGTTGCTCCAAACCGAATTGTTTTTGGGATAATCAGTTTCGCAAATCTCTAAAATCATTTTGGGATCTACAGCAACGAGATAATCTGGAGTTTCGGTCCTATAAACGGCATTACAGGCATAAACCTTTCCGTGTTTTTGTAAATCAGCAATTTTTATACCTTTACGGGATTCGCCGTTGCCTAATACAAATGCTGTTGTATTGCTCATATGTTACACACTTTATATATTATTACAAAGATATATTATCGTCGGCAAGTGGTTGACCATACATTTTTTGAACGAAAACTGCTTCTTCCTTCTGTTCTGCATCGTGTTGTTCAGAAGCAAGTCGCATTTTGTTAATTTGTCCTAGAGTTAATCTAGTCTTTCGTGTATCGTCGGTGTCCAAAATAGAAATATCGTCTTCGGCATTATAATTTTTTTGTTGCTCGAAGCCATTTTCTGTATGTTGAAAAAATTCATTCAATTTCATAACGATATTTATTTTAAACCTGTGTTCCTCCACCCGGAGTTTGTCCTGGTGGTGTTGGTGCTCCCGGTGTGGTTGTTTGTTGTCCTGGTTGTTCAGTGCCTGGTTCTGCTGTTGGTTCTTCTAGATTATCTAGATCCGCACTAACGTCGGCTTGTGAAACTCCTGCTGTTCTCATCTGTGTTGTCTTGGATTGTTTTTTCTGTGCCACATTATTTTCTTCTGCCCACAATGTTGCATTTTGCGCCATTTCTTCTTCGGTTAATCCTAGATATCTTTTGAGAGCAAATCTTTTTGACATATAAGGTAATTCTGCTACCTGAGTAAATGTTCCTACCCTGCTTTGATCCATCTCGGTTTGTCTGTATTGAGCAAAGTTTTGTGGTGGATTGAATTTGATTTCAAATGTGCTACCGTCTAATGTATAACCTTTGTTGTTGATCCAAATTTTAAACTCTTCATCCAACACCGGTGAGATTAAATTTTGTAATCTTTCACAGTATTTGTTGAATCTCAATTCTTGAATGTATGCTGTGCCCACTCTGCCGTCATTGTACTGTTGTGCACCGTCATCCGCTCCGGTTGGCAAATATGAACTTGGTATTCTTAATCCTCTATACAATTTATTTGTAAAGAATCTCAAATCGTCAATCTCGCCCAGGTTAGTACCGCCCGGTAATGTGTCTACTTTAGATCCTCGACCTTCCGCTGTTTGAGGGAAGAAGTAATCTTCGTTGATACTCATTGGGTTGTAAGTGGCATCTATAAAGTTAGCACCACCCGATGTTGATGGAATTCTTCTTTGGTTGATTTCGTTTTTGACTCTCTCAACGAACTGCATGGCCAAATGTGTTGGCATATTGCCCACGTCGATGTAGAACACTCTTCGTTCTGGTGCTCTCTGTACCCTGTAGATGATGATTGCGTCTTCCAATAACTCTTTCTGTTTGTAAACTTTGAATACCTGTTCTAGAACCGATTGTCCGAATGGGAATAGATTATCCATTCCATCACTCAATGTCAAGTGTACCACGTGTTCGGCATTGATGGCATATTGATTCATTGTTCTATAGAATCTTCCTCCCGAAGCACCGCCTGTGCCTGATGCCATATTACCCGCGGCTTGTCCGGCAGTAGTAAAATTCTGATTGAATGCTCCTTGGTTGGTACCACCGTACAATTGATTTGGTGTGATCTGCGTGGCAGATAATTTTTGTAAATTTGGATTTATGTCTCTGATGATATATTGTTCTGGCAGTTTGCCTTCCGACTCGTTGACAATGATCCTGTCTACTTTTGCTGGATCGATATATAACAATTTGTTGGTTTCTGGATCTCTGATAAAGAAACAATCTCCGTATTTTAAAACGTTCCTAAATAATTTGAAAATTCTTTTTCTGAATTGATTTGTTTTGACCCATTGTTGTAGTGCTTTTTTTAAAAGTTTAATTTCAGACTGTGTTATTTCATCTTTGAAAACTAAATCAAACGGTGTTTCGTTTTCGGTGTTGTCCTGTGTACAAAATTCTGCCAATATATCTAGTGCCGCATTGATCTCAGAGTCGGTATCCATCTGATCGTATTGAAAGTATCTTTGAATTCTGTTAGGATGTCCAGTGTAAACATCGGGCAGATAAGATGAATAATTCCTTTTTGCGAATTGTGGACTTCTGTCACCTGCTATTGGTGAAAGGTTTGCGTCTTTAAAATATTTTTTCCAAGCCATATCAATATTATACTAGAGAACTGCCCAATTGATCAAGTTTTTTATTCGACTTCTCTGTATTTTTTTCTGTGTTTGCATTAATGCTTACTAGTCTACTTATTTGTTTTTCCACGTTTTTTTGTACTTCTAGAGTTGCCTGTGCAGTGGTATTAAACTTCATCAATTCGGCTCTCATTATATTATTACCATCGGTCTCTGTGGCATATTGTTTTGCTTCCTGTGGATTTAACACAGTTTCTCCCTTGTGTACAGTTAATTTTGTTGTTTTTGGTTCGAATCTATAACCAGTTTCTCCCAATGTTCCAGTTAATCTTCCTTCACCGGTTTTGTTACCAGAAGCCGCGACAGCACCCAATCCAGCACCTGCCAATCCTCCCAACAATCCACCAATTGCCGCACCCGCCGGACCAAACAGCATACCAATTTGTGCTCCAGTTACAGCACCACCCAGTGCCGCTGTTCCTATGCCCAATGCCTTGCCTCCAGGAGTTTCGGCTGATCCTGCCAATCCAGCACCACCTATTGCCGTGGCCGCTCCCAACCCGGCAACGCCTGCACGTCCGGCCACTCTGCCTACAGTGCCCATGCCAATTCCCATAGGACCTGCCAACCTAATACCAGCGGCAACTCCCAATGAAGTTGTTACAATTTGAGCGGCTTTATCCATGAGCCATGAGCCAAATTGATGTGACACATATAAAAGTGCTTTGGTTCCGTTACTCAACTCACTTATGCCTGTGGCGAGCGATTTCATTCCCATATTCAATCCTGTTCCGGCCGGTCCTAATACATCGCCAATTGTGGCAAAGAAACCGGTTTCGATTGATTGGAATGATGATGATAATCTTTTCGAAGCATCTTGAAATTGTGATAATGATTTTGTTGTGGCATCGGCTTGAGCTCTCTGTTCATCGGTCACTGCTGATAAATCAAAAACCTTTGTTGCCAATGCGTTAATGCCTGGAAATAAATTATCAATGAATGAAACTTGTCCTGTTTCAGCAACACCTCTAAACATTTCTTGAGATTGTTTCGCTGACGATTGCATCAATGTCATTGCAGTTCCCATATCAATGCTACCGGAAATCAATTGTTTTACTATGCTGTCAATACCCGGCATAGACATTGCTAAATCTCTTGCCGCATCTGTTACAGGTACACCGGCGTTCGCGATCAAATCTTCTAATCCTGTTTTAAATGAAGGACTAATTTCTGAAATTCCGGCGGCGAATACTTGTAATCTTTGTCGAGTGTCTTCTGTTTGTCTTCCCAGGAAGGCGTTAAACCTTGCATTTGACAACTGTGCTTCTAGTTGTCTCGCCATAGCCGAACGTTGTTGTCCAGTTAACTTGGCCAGTTTGTCCATTTCCAAAGTTAAATTTGTTGCCGCTCTAACATTTTCTTCTGTGGCATTTTGATCAAAAATTCCTAATCTTCGTTGTAGAGTTATTGAGGTTAATAAATTTTCATTTAACTCGTCCACAGTGAGACCCAACGGCATCAATTGTTCCACTGACGTCTGTCTGAATGCTTCACTTAATCTAGCAAATCCTCTGGCTCCCAGAGTTGTGCTTCCGTAGAGTGATGCTAAATTTTCTGAATTTGATTTGATCAAATTAACAAAGTCGCTGATCGGTAATCCAGCCGATGCGGCAGTTTCTCTTAACTCGATTAAACTTTTGTTAAAAGTTGCTCCAGTATTTGCAAGAGTTCTGTAATTGTCAATGTTTGATTCGAGTCGAGCACCGATGTCTGCGATAAATCCGCCAATCGGTCCTAATCCTTTAAAACTTTCTGTAAAGTCTGAAATTTTACCGGATCCGGTTGAAGCGGCATCACCGAGTTTTCCTAAAACACCTCTGGTAGTTTTTGCTCGATCGGCAAATCGTTGTGCTTGTACTGTACTTGCACCTGTGGCTTTTGCCAATTGAAAGAATCTCTCGTCAAGGTCTTGTGATGCCTTGATGGTTTTTTCTTGTGCATCTGTTAATTCATTTAAGATCTTTATTGAATCTGATTCTGCTTTTGCAGAAAGTTTTGCCGATTTAATTAGATTGGTATACTCTTGGTTTAATCTTCTTAATTCTGTGCTCGAGGACGCTTTGGCCAGTGCTTTAGCCAATGCTGTAACAGATGAAGCAGTGACACCGGTATTTTTACCAGATTTGTCTTGTTTTACCTTGTTAATAAGGTCTTGTATCTCGTTTAAAATGTCATCAGCCATGCTTTAAAAACCGCCATAATGTGCCCAGATAAATATAGACACACTTGTTGTTATAGTGTATATTTATAGAATAAAAAATGACAGAAAAATCGAACCCATTACAAAAGTACTACAGGCAACCGGCTATCAGTATCAAGTTGCCCAGTGGTGAAAAATACTACAAAAGCGATGTGGTTGCTAAAACCACAACAGGAGAACACCCTGTATTGCCAATGACAGCCATGGACGAATTGGCATTTAGAACACCTGATGCCATGATGAACGGACAAGCAACGGTTGATGTTATCAAAAGTTGTATACCAACAATACTTGATCCATGGAGACTTGTGAATTACGACATTGACACAGTGTTGGTCGGAATCAGGATTGCAAGTTTTGGGGAAACAATGGAAGTCACGAGTGTTGCTCCGGTAACAAATGACTCCATCAAGCACGAGATTAGATTACCGGATGTGTTGGACAGGATTCAGCAACAAAAGATCGACGACACTTTCACAACATCGGATGGACTTGTGATTGAAATCAAACCTTTGACATATAAGGAAATGACCGATGCACAATTAAAAACATTCGAACAACAAAGATTATACACGCAGATCAATGCCAGTGAATTGCCTGCAGAAGAAAAAACAAAAAGGTTCACAGAAAGTTTTAAAAAATTAAATGAACTAAATTCAACACTATTAATCAATAACATAAACTCTATAAAGTTACCAGATGGCCAATCGGTGTCAGATCCCATACAAATAAAAAGTTTTGTAGAAAATGCAGGTGCGAAAAAAATCAAGGAAATTGAAAATGCACTGATTGAGATGAGATCACAAGGTGCGGTGAAACCGTTCACAGTGAAATCCGATGAAGAGCAAATCAAAAAAGGTGCACCTATATCTTACGAAGTACCATTGACATTTGATAACTCAAATTTTTTCGTATAAAGTTACTGTCACTCGAGGAATCTGATATTATAAAATATCTCAAAGATTTGGAAAATGAAGGTAAAACTGTAAAACAGGAATTGTTCAAGATCTGTTGGTTCATGCGAGGAGGAGTAACTTACCAAGAAGCACTGCACATGAGCAACGAAGAGCGAGGAATAATCAGTGATATCATCAAAGATAATTTGGAAACTACCAAAAAAACCGGACAACCGTTCTTTTAAAATTGAAAAAAATATAGTATAATATAATGGATGCAAGGGAACAGTATAATTAAACATATGTCGGAACGCGAACTAGTTCGAGAACTTAAAGAGACAATAAAAGATCTAAGTAAAGACCGCGATATCGCAGAGTCTTCTCTCAAACAAAAAGAATCACGAATCAAGCAGGTGTTGATTAAACTGGAACACGCAACCAGCGACGTGCAAAGTCTAGGACACAAAATTGGTGAACAGAACAAGGAGATATCCAATCTCCAAATCAAACTGGAAACCAAAGAACGTTTACTAAACGAAGCACTGGAAAAAATAAGAGAGCTCAAAAATGAATCAACCGAGGACGACACCCAAGATCAACCCGACGTCGAACAAGAACAACAAGATCAGGAACAACAAGAACAAGAGTGATCCACGCAAAGACGTGCTACATTGGATCAAGGAGTTCGTGGAGGTGCCACACCCGGTGTTCGCAGACCTGCCTCCTTGTCCGTATGCCAGACAGGCCCGCCTCAGAGGCAAGGTCGAGTTTGTTGAATTGCTGTCAGACCAATCCGATTCACACATACACGATCTGATCGACAAGTTTGACACAGATAAAAAAGATGTGCTGATAATCATAGCCGACCCCGAACGTTGGACCGGAAGACAAACCAAACAACTGGGAGTCAAGTTGAACAGCATTTATAAAAAACGAGATTTGGTCATAATGGAAGATCATCCCGACATTGTTGAAAAAGTAAAAAATATCAAACTCAACAACGGAAAATATATCTTACTGTTGGTTCAGAGCAGGACCAAGTTAAAAAAGTTTGAGGACAAGTTGCGTCAGACCGAGTACTACAAAAATTGGTCTAAGAGTCATCTCGAATCAGTGACGGGAGCATGGCGACATCCTTTAAAGCCTCGATCCTAGAATCTCTCTTGCATAGACTCCTGTATAGTTTTTTGTCCTTGCTCCATTCGGTGCCCGTCCACCATTCAAATCCACGATAGTTCGATTTATACACGGAACTGACTTCGTACCCGGATCCCATGTAAAAATAAGAAACATTGTGTTCACTGGCCCAGAGTATTTCCATGTCCAGGGTGATCAATGATATGGGCACGGTGTTGGCGTGTATCACGGATTCCAACCCAGCGAGATCCAACAGATCGTCACCCAATTGGGCAACGTAGTTGTCCTCTTGATATCGATATCTTTTCTGTTTGGTGAATCCCACGATGTTGTCCGCTGTACCGATGTAGAACAACATGAATTGATCCCGTTTGTTATAGTGTAGGAAAGGATCGTAATCCTGCGTAAATTTTTTTCTGGTCATGTATTGTTTATAGATGTGTGGCAGACCCAACAGTTTCACCATCTCGCTGGCATCGATTATTTTGATCTCTATGGGTTGTCCTTGCCATTCGTGCTTTTTGTACCTAGGTTTGTATTCATCCAGGTTTATGCGTGTGCTACGTGATTGATAAAAAACTTCCTGTTTTTTGATCGGGTGATCCAATGCCAGCCAACCCTCGCACAGTGCTTCAACTTCTTCAGTGTCATCCACGATTGCCATGGGACGACACAGCACTAGGTCGGTGTGTTCTTGTTTTCCCAGGGTGTGATCGAACAATAGTTGCATATTGTTACTTAACTTCATTACAAAGATGGCTTACAGCCATCTGAAACTTCGCTTACGCTCGTTTCTTTTTTTTAATTTACGCTTTACGCAGTAGTTACATTTGCGGAATGACGCATTTATGCGTCGCCTGTGGTAGATGAGCAGTCACAATTCGGCTATTTCTAGCCGAACCGACTTGAACCCTGTGGTGAGTTCGCAGTCACTATACATCGCTACCGTAGTTGGGCGGTTGTGCTGTAC